TGAACCATTCTCGTAGCCATAAATGCTCTATGAGAATTAATATGAGCCTTATGATCTTGCTGTGGAAAGGCTTTTGGTATTTTCATCTGTAATGCTTCAGCATTTTCGATTGCTGGGTCCTTTGGTATCAAAACATCTTCTGGTTTTAGTAGAGCATCGATGTCTTTTGTACCCAATGCTTCGTAAACTCTTCGATATGCTTCTCGAATGTTGTGCATTTGTGGATTTGACATTGCAATTTTTAAATTTTCGTTAGCAATCGTCACTCTTTGTGCCATTGAAAAGATATTTGGGTCTGCAACTGGTATTACATCTACTCGATCGTCAAAATCTTGCACTTTTATCACTCTTTCAGCACCATAAACTGAGTATGGGTAGACTGGTGGTAGATAAATTGCAAAAATTTTAGCTAAAAGTCTAAATTCACGTCTCATTGCGTAGTAACAACGCTTGTGAATAGCAGACATAATCCGTGTTCCGCGCTCCAACATCGCCATAGTCGAGCCAACTGCTCTATTTTGCATGTCTGCGCCCACATTCATATCGGTTATTGCAGCAAATCTTTGACCAGCTTGCACCACGAACCCTAAAAGTTGGTATAAAGTCCCGCTTGGCTCCTTGAATGGTAAAATTTGAAACTGATCTTTGCTGTTTCCGCCTGATGCATCTACGTCTCTGAACTAACATGGTTGAAATGGTTGGTCATCATCCCTTATTCTGATACCACGGCTCTTGAATCCTGCTGGTAAATTACTCAAAGTACCCGCATCTAGCAATTGTCTTAGGGCTTGCGTAGCAGTTCTGCTTAATCCACCTATCATATGTATTAAACCAAAGCCATAAAAACCTAAACCTGGTAAAAATTTGAAATGTACGAAGTATTCTTTTCTTCTTTTTAATTGATCTTCCATATCGAAGTTTCTATAAATAGATAACACTTCACCAGAACCCTCATCTATTGTTATTATGTAAGGTACTTTAACTTCTCTGCTAGGTTGATCGTATTCAAAATCATCTAAATTACAATCAATGTGCATTTCTAAAATTTGATATGTATATTGTTTATCACCGCTTGGTGTTACTCCCTCTAGTTCTTGATATTTTTTTTGTAAATCACTTTTTTCTGGTGCAACAGGTTTTAATTCAACATCTCTATAGAAACCTGCTTTTTGTTTTTTTAATATTTCATTCTCACTCATCTTGATAACATGAGTGATTCTTTCACAATCCATAAGATCTGTTGCGTAATAAGGTACAACTAAATCCTCTGCTGGAATAAATTTAGATACAGCTCTTTGCATTACTTCATCGTAGTAACATTTTTTAAACGCTGAACCTGCTAATGGTAAATAAAATAACAACTGATCCATCTCAGGTGTGTATTCTTCCATTTCGTTCATAAGCATATAGTTCATGTATTCTTTTACTCTATCTGCTTGATCTACTTTATCCTTGGACAGTGCTCCGATAACCTTTGCTCTAACTGGTCCATCTGATGGAATTAATTCTTTGTAAGCTTGTGCTTGAAACTGAGTAACTGCTTCAGCTAATAGTGGGTGTGTAACAGAAGCTGAACCTTTAAAAGGTCTAGTCATCTCAGTATATTTAAATCCTAATAGATCTAAACCTTTTGTATATCCTTGCTCCCAATCTTTTCTTGAGATTTTATCTTTCTTGTAATCATCAACAAGTTGTTTTGAGAGTCTTTGTAAAGTTCTCTCATCCATGTCCTCTGCTAAATTGGCATAGAAATTTTCTGAAGACTCAGCGACTTGTTCTGGAGACGCAGGTTCTCCTATCTCAACAGTTACTTCCTGTTCAGTATCGTTCTTATTTTCTTCTATAGAGTCTTTTACTTTTTCAATTTCTGCCATTACATTAATTTAGTAGGTTTTACTCTTGCTAACTTGCCACCACGTGCTTTTATCATCTTACCTTTTTTAGCACCCATTCCTGGTCCAAACGCATCAATACCAAAAAATTGACTCTCTGGTATTTCTTTCATGCCTTTAGGAATTTTTGGTCTTAGTGGGTTATCTTTAAAACCTCTTTTCTTAATGAAGTCAGGAACTCGTCTTTTGTTCATATCAGTTGCTTTCATTTTTTTAGCATCTGATACGTCCGGCATTGACATTTTATCCATAGCTGCTTTTCCAGCTAGTCCTATTAGACCAAACTTTACAGCGTCGAATAATTTTTTTCTGGTTTTCCTTTTCATATATAGGCCTCCTAATAATATATATATTTTTTTTGCTTATATCTATCTATTTCTTCTTCGTCTGAGTATATAGATACATAATAACCTTGTCGGTATCTTAACACAGCCTGTGTAGTGCTATCAACATAATCATCGTGTTCTCCATGCGGAAAGGCTGCACATTCCTCAATAACTTCCTCAGCAAATTTTTCATCTTTAGGAAAATAGACTTGTTGAGACTCAAACACTGGAGCACAGGCGTTGACCCGTGCAAACTTATCCTTGCCTTTAGTAGGAACGAAATCAACCACCGGTATACCCATTCTTCTTAATTCTTGTATTAAAGGTTGGCCCGAGGCCTTTGCTTCAATAATAATAGTTTCTGGTTCCCAGTATTTATATTGTTCTAATGCAACTGCTTTTAACTCTGGAAAATCAAATTTACCTCTAATAGCATCTATTAGCATTAAAGCATCAGCAGCCCCGTCAGCCGGGGTGAATACACCCCAAGTCGTGATTGCAGAATAATCAGCTGTTTCTTTTTTAGAAAAGGCCGTGTCATAAGATTGTATGACATGTTTTAATGCTGGCATTTTACTTTCCCATGGCATCCACCAGTCTCGTTTTAGAATCGCTCCTTCTTCTGAAGTAGGATTTTGCATGTATTGTGCCGACCAGTTTCTTATGGATAGTGATGCCTTAACTTTTTCTAATTCTTCTAAAGACCAATACTCTGGCCACACGGGTCTCGAATTAACTTCATCTTCAATAATCGCAGGGAAAGAAATATGTTCCCACTTGTCGGCTTTAGGTTCAGTTTGAGCCTTAATTAATTTTCCTGTTAAATCATCTTGTGCCCATCTCGTCATTACTAAGACGATCGAGCCTCCAGGTTGTAAACGTTGTCTTGGACCAGATGTATACCAATCATAACATCTCTCCATAGCAGAATCTGATAAAGAGTCTTGTTCCGTGTGTGGGTCATCAATAATCAAAAGATCCGCCCCTCGTCCTGTGATAGAACCGCCTACCCCCGCTGCAAAGTATTCGCCCCCATGATTTGTCTCCCAACGTCCTTTTGCTTTTGAATCTTCCCTAAGTCTAACATCTCCAAAGATCTCTTTATACTCTGGACTATCAATTAAATTTCTTACCTTAGCTCCGAACCTTGCTGATAGTTCTGCATTGTGAGATACCTGCATTAATTTCATTTTAGGAAACTTCCCTATCATCCATGCTGGATAATAGACCGATGCAAATTCAGACTTAGTGTGTCTAGGAGGCATATTTACGATGAGCCTTCCTTTTTTATTTTTTGCAATCCTTGTAAACTCTGTTGCAATATGTTGATGATGCCCCCATTTATTAGGATCTTTATCAATCCTACAAATAAAATCTGGCCAGACTTGTTTAACGAAGTACAAAAAATTATCTTGGCATAGTTTAATATGTTCTAACCACACCTTCTCTACCTTCAATCGTAGATCATCGGTGCTCAAAAAATCAGTGTTACTCATAGCTTTGGATCTCCCATTGGGTCCCCATGTGTTTTACCTTATACTACTTCTATTTGTTATACAATGTATATGTAAATATGTGTAACTGTTAGTTTTTAAACGTAAAAAAAATTAAATAAATTTTTTTCTAGATCTAAAAACTAAATGAGCCTTGTAGATTGGAGCATCCTGGCAGATCCGCGGACCATTGATTATACTAACGCCACGTCTGGCCCAATGGTCCACGGATCTGCGGAGAATTTTTTACCACAGTACTAAAATTATAAGCCCGATCCAAAAAAAGCGCATTGCATTCGGAGCTGCTGTATGTAGTAACACCATCCAGCCGAAGATATTAATCATTGTCGTAGATCTCTTTCATGTGATCATCCAGTCCTAGTTCGTCAGTGAAGCCCCAGCTGCATTTATCCGATGCCCAGTAACCGTCGACTGTGTTAGTTTGCAGGTTTACCCATATATTAGGTCCGCCTCCGGCAACTAGTAACCTAGCAGCCTTGTAGCTGTGGTCCTGGTGTGTAATCCATTCTATATCGTAGACCTCGTTACCATCATCAAACCAGTCGCTGGCAGTTATGTGATCTTTAGGGAAGGTGATGCTGTCCGCTATCTCCTTACACATCCTTCGAAGCTTCTCCTCGCAGGTCTCGGAGCGCCTTAGCGGCGCCCCAGTGTCTTGTGATTTGAGAGATGTCATGCAACGACCTTCCAATCAAACGAGCATTCAAAGTTATTGTAAGTTTGCCAACCCTTGTCCTTGTTGTTGTAAACTATTTCTTCAAACAACCATTTCTTAAGTTCACTAGTTCCGCCCTTTTGTTCTCTAAAAGGTTTCCCCGTTTCCTTATCGTAGTTATGATCAACAATAACTTTTTTATTATTGATTTTAAACGTTAGTCTTTCTTCCATTTTTTTCCTCCTCCTTCTCTTTTTCATCCTCAAAAACTTTTTCTAGTTCTTTAAGAACTTTCGGGTCGTTGAGTTTGTCGTAGTTGATGGCTTTGTTGAAGCCAAATGGATCTTTATCAAACATCGTTACCCTCCATTATATCTCGCAACTCGTCCAACATATCTCCGCTTTCATCAAAGTCCGAAGTCTCAAGGTCAATTGACTTTGCAACTTCCTCGTCTGTCATGTCGTAAGCTGATTTTATTTTTTCTTTATCAAACATTTTTTCCTCCTGGTTGATTTGATTCGCTTTTTTAACATGGGATGGGCTGGGACACAACAACAAAAACCCATTTTGAACAGTAAGATTCTAGGCCGCCAGGATCCCGGTCCTGGCAGCCTTTTAGATTATTTATGCATATGCATTACCTCCCTACTATCTATATACCCGCAAGAATTTTTTTTTCTCAAAAATAATGTAAATGGAAAGATAGTTTTCAATTCCCATAAGGGAATTGAAAACGATTGATTTTTTTAATGTTAATAAACAATAAATAAAAAACCCTCATAGGCAAAAGAAAACGATTGATTTTTTTAATGTTAATGTAACGTGAAGCGTGTCGCCTCATACACGATTGAAAACGATTGATTTTTTAACCACGAACCAAGAACCACGTTGGCGAAGCCAACGTGGTTCTTGATAAAAAATTCTTGATTAATTTTCCCAAAGCATACGATCAAAATGCAAAATT